ATGGCAGGTAAGCTATCAATCGCACATGGGCATCATGTAGTTAAAGGCATCATTGCACCTGTAAACGCTGCACGTGGGGTTTATACAAAGGCAAAGCGTTCAATGTTAATTGGTCACGTACACGTAGAAAGTAGCCATACCGAAACGGATTTGCATGGAGATATCGTTACAACATTTTCAACGGGTTGTTTATGTACACTGACTCCAGAATATCAGCCGATGGGTGGCAAGGCTTGTCATGGCTTTGCTCACGTATTAACCGAAGATGACGGCAATTTTATCGTTAAGAATTATAGAATACACAAAGGGAAACTTTTATGAAGCCTCCAAAAAACTTTAATAAAATGAGCAGAGCAGAGCAGGAAGACTGGATCGTTAGCAAGCTTATGAAAGTAGAAAAGGAAATGAACATTTTAAGGCGATTGCTTGCAAAGGTTCGTGGAGGTGAAAAGTTAGTAATACAATTGGATGAACGCCCTGACGAAATAGCTTTGAAGGATGTCGGATGATTTAGTCATAGGATCGGAGGAAAGTGCTGATAATTCGGAGGGATTAGAGCATTTTGAGTATGTAGAATATTCAGAGATGGACTACATAACGGCTGCTTATTATGCCCTAGATGCGGCAGAAAGTAGCAATCCAATGACAAAAGAAGGACAAAGGCAAATGGCACGGATTAGGCGTAAATGCCTACGTATAATTGACCATTGCATTACGGAGTTATACGATCAGCTATTTGATGACGAGGAAGTAAGCGATTAAGGTTCTTTTGTTTTTTTAAGGTGTAATACGCCCTGTATATCCATACGGGGCTTTTTTATTTTATTGATTATCAAAGAGTTATAAAAAGATATAAAGATTTATTTTTTTATTTAATTAAAAAGATATAAATTTGATATATCAATTCACGTTTAAAAAAATATAAAATGAAAAAAGAAACTAAACAAACAATTGCAATTTTAATCATTGTTTTATTGATCTGCTTATCTGACAACTTATTCAATTATTAATCACCAAATAAACACAAAATGGAAAAAGAAAAAATCAGAGAACTACGTAAGTCAAAAGGTTTAACACAGGAACAACTTGCAAAGGAAACTGGGTTAACAACCGTAACTATCAACCGTGTAGAGAAAAGAGGTACTACCCGTTTTTCTACTCTTAAAAAAATTACTGACTATTTAAATCAAAATCAAAATGGTAATGGAACTCACAATTAAAATGAACATCCCGATGTCATGGCTCAAGATGGATTGGCTTGACAACCAGTACTGCATGATCACAGGAGTAGTTGACGATTCAAATGAATGCTTTGACGTTACAATTAAGAGCATGAACTTTTCAGGATATTCCGCTTTTAACCTTGTCGGAGGCGTTCAAAAAATGTTCGTTGAATTAGCAGAGCAAATGCTCATAAATAAGTTCTGCGATCAGTACGAATGCAAGTACGAGGAAACTGAAATATATGAGTAAAAACCGTGTTGATCTTTGCCTTGAATACAACGATAAATTGATCCATGTTGTATCCGTTGTTAACACTTTTAAATCTATTGAGCGACAAAGATATTTATGGGTAAAACTTTACGGATTAACTCCGAAAAAGAATTGGAGTATTTACATAAATATTTTATCTTCAATGGGTAAATTTGACCCAATCAGATTAACGAAAAAACAATTCAATCACCAATTAAAAAAACAAAATGAAAATGCAAACACAATCTCTGAATTCATCTGACGTTATCAGTCAATTGATCCTTAACGGGGATTTATCTAAACTATCCCAATCCGAAAAAATCAATTATTACAAAGGCTACTGTGATCGCATGGGTTTAGACCCTTTTACAAAGCCATTTGATTTATTACGGCTCAATGGCAAAGAGGTTTTATATTGTACACGTAGCGGTACACAGCAGCTAAATAAAAAACACGCTCTTTCCCATACCATAACCAGTCGGGAAATTATAGAAGCAGCAGGTGTTTATCAAGTAACTGCACGTGCTTGTTTACCTGACGGAAGATGCACCGAATCAATCGGGGCGGTAAACATCGGAGGGTTAAAAGGCGATGCGTATGCCAACGCAATTATGAAAGCGGAAACAAAAGCTAAACGCAGGGCAACCCTTGATCTTTTAGGACTTGGGGTTCTTGATGAAACCGAAGTAGAAACAATCCCAAACGTAAAGCCTGTTGAATTTGAAATGATTACTGAAGTTGAAACGGTATCTACTCCATTAACCGATGACGAAATCTTTGATGAGGTTGCGATTGTAAACGCATTATATCAATGCGAAACCATGCAGCAACTTCGGGATTTGTATATGAGTAATCAGAAAATGGTTGATAGCTTACCCCACATTAAATCACAATTCACAACTAGAAAAAATGAACTCAAATCCAACATTAACGCTTGAGCAAATAAAGATCGGTGATATTGTTCCTACAAAGTTTGCAATTGAATTGATAGCTGAAACAATTAAAGAACAAGTAATAAATGGCGAACATGACCCTTTACAGGTAGCGATTAAGATGAACGTATTGGAGCAGCTAACAAAATCAGTCCGTGATAAAATCCAGTCCGATGTTCTTGATGAACTAGGAAAATATCCCAAAGGTAAAGCTGAAATAAACGGTGCATCTGTTTCTAGTTTTGATTCTATCAAATATGATTTTAGTTATATTGAGGAATGGGCAGACCTTGAGCAGATAATCGCATCGGCTAGGGAAAGGCAAAAGGAAATAGAGGAAGAAGAAAAGAAATGGCGTAGGGGTGAACTTCCGATTAAATCAGCGGCAACCACATTTAAAATCAATTTAAGCAAATAAGATGGCAGACTTTGTTTGTATTGACGATTCCGATTCTATTGTTTATAAAGTTGTACGTAAGTTAAAAGATCGTCAACATGATGGATATAAAAAGTACGGAGTAACAATGGACAGAAAAGATTTATCTATTATGGATTGGATCAACCATGCACAGGAAGAAGCTATGGATTTTGTTTTATACCTTGAAAAGATTAAAACAGAAATCCGTAAATGACCTACGAAACTTTTGTTCAAAGGCTCAAGGCATCGCAAGTAGCGGTGAACTTTGTTGCTGAATATTACAAGGGTTTGGGTTATATGGTAAATGTTCCCGAATTGGTAATCGCTCCGCACACGGTAGGTGCTTTTAGTCAATATGCAGATCAAGGCGACTTAATGATAAAAAAAGATAATATGTCATTAACCGTTGAAGTTAAGCATTCAGGAAAGGTATTTAACAATTGGACGATGCCTGAAATGATCGTTAATTCATATACTGGGTGGCATAGTAAAAAAGTAAAACCTGATTTGCATTTTATTGTAGCAAAAGACTTCGGATCGGCTGCGATAATTGATTCTAAAACTTCCGATCAATGGGAACTTAAAAGGGTTTATGATTCGTACAAAAAAGAGAATCTTTTATTTTATTTCGTAAAAAAAGAGTTAGTTAAATTTTTAATTTTAAATCAAAATCAAAACAAAATGGCAAAGCAAAATCACGTGATCCAGTTAAAGATTGATGTAAACAAGATCAGCAAGGAAAGGCTCTATGAGGGCAAAAAGGGTAAGTACCTGACGGCAGCGGTAATTTTAAAGGATGAGCCAGATCAGTACGGCAACGATGGGTTCATTGTTGAATCCATTAGCAAAGAAGAAAGAGAAAAAGGAGTTAAAGGAACTATTATCGGTAACGCTAAATACTCTAATTTTTCGGAAGCGGAACAAGGGAACGACCTACCTTTTTAGTATCATGGTTAGAAAACGGCTGACATTTCTATGTCGGCTTTCTTTTAAATCGTTTATAAGCCTATTTAGAGGCTTAAATTTCGCTTCAAAACATAAAATAGTAGTTAGATATACCCTTAATAAAATAACGCCTTAAATCGCCTTAAAACAAATATTATGAAAACTTATACATCAAGTTTAGAAAATAGCGTCCCACATTGGCTATATGACTTAAGCCTACCACTTGCAGAACGTAGGGAGAAACGGGTATTATTTCGGACTGCAAAGGATGTAGCTTTATTCGTAGGGATCATGTATTCATCGGTTACACATTTCAGGAAACCCGGAAATCGGGTTCAAGGTAAAGACGGAAAGTTATATGCCATCCGTTTAGCCACTGAAAAAGATTTGGAAGAATACAGAAAAAAGAAATAGATTTGTATAAACAAGCAAGATTTTGAAGTAGTGAGCAAAATCATGTTTGAAGGTTCAGACAGAATAAAGGGGGAATGGTTAACTCACTACACCATATCCCCTATTTTTTTTATGGAACAAAATTGGGCAGCTATAATTCCAAGCCGATATTTAATGGCAAAAGATATAAACAGTAGCCAAAAACTTTTAATCGGTTTAATATCTTCATTATCTAATTTAAAGGGTTACTGCTTTGCATCAAATGATTATTTGGCTAATCTTTTAGATATATCAAAAACAACCGTTAGCCACTTAATATCTGATTTAGAACACAAAGGATATATTGGTCGGGCAATTTACCGTAATGACAAGCAACAAATTGAGCAAAGGATTTTAGTTTTAATTTTAGATAAACAGGTAGTGTTAAATTCCGATATACCTATATCCGAAAACGGATACCCCCTATATCCGAAAACGGACATACCTATATCCGAAAATCAAAAAGATAATAATAAGATTAATAATTATATTAATAATAATATTAATAATATATATGATCGGTCTAAAAATTCTAAATTTAAAAAACCTGAATTATTTGAAGTACAAAACTATTTTGAGGAACAAAACCAGCTAGATCAATATGATTCATTTTTTAACTATTATGAATCAAATGGATGGAAAGTAGGTAAAAACCCGATGAAGGATTGGAAAGCTGCTGCTCGTAACTGGATAAAAAACTCTAAAAACTATAAGAAAAATGATACCCCTAAATCAAATCTTGACCTCTACGCTGAAAGAAGAGCAGAATTACACGAAATCGCAGCAATCATTGACAGAGAGCGAGGCATTAGCTCTTGAGCGTTTCCGTCATAGCAGAACAACTGTAAGTATAAAAGAAACAAGCATGGCTTTGTTTATTGATGAACTTTTAAAAGGTATGTCAATGCTAGGAATGAAAGGTGATAAATTGCCATCTCAACCCGAAATGGTCAATATGTATAAATCAGTACTTGACGAATACCCTAACCTTAAAATAGGTGAGTTAAGCCTAGCGTTTGATCTAGCAGCAAAAGGAAAACTTGATATTGAAGTTGAAACCTACCAAAACTTTTCAATGCTTTACCTACACAGAATCCTGCGAAGTTTTGCGAGATATGGAATTAATCAACTATCCAATATAAAACAAGTACCAACCGAATCTAACTGGATGCCTCGTGATGTAACGGATGAGGAAAAGATTGAACTTGCCTTTGAATGTTACAAAAAGTTCAAACAATGGGACGGAATCGTTTTTGGTTTAGATGTGTTCAATATACTATTTAAAAGAAACGAACTACGTTTTAACGCAAAAGAAATCTTAGAATTGACAAAGCAGGAAATGACAAAGAAAATGATGAGCCTTCCATACATTGATAAACTTGAAATACGTGGCAGAATGCAAGACGAAGAATATATGGAAAACCAATGTCGTAGGATGGCTCTATCTATTTACTTTGATAAAAAAATGGGGTAATGGAATTAACGGCAGGCATGATTACTAAAATAGCAATGCAAGAACTTGAGCGAAGGAATTGTTTTGTTTGGAGGTCTAATAATTTAAGCGTACCCGGAAGGAAGTTTATCGGACTTAAAGGTGTACCCGATATTTGCGGATTTCATAAACAAACTGGTATGGCGGTTTATTGCGAAGTGAAAACAAAAAATGATAAACTTTCAAACTTTCAGATTAACTTTATGAATAGAGCAAAAGAAAGTAATTGTTTATGTTTGATGGCAGTTGATGAGAATGGGCGTGTAATTATAAAAGAATGGCAAACAATAGAGATGAAATAATTGAGGCTTTGTATCGGGATAAAGATATTGAAAACGCAATATCTAAAATGCAACCCGTACACCTTCAAGATGATTTGAGGCAGGAGATGTTTATGGTCATTTGTGAACTGGATGAAAAGCGGCTTTATGAAATGCACGTCAACGGTTACTTGAAATTTATTTGGTTAAGACAATGCTAACCATGATGAAATCAGATCGGTCTACGTTTTATAATAAGTTCCGTAAAACATTTATGGAAATAAACGAGCCGATCTATAATACAACAGAGTTGCAAGATACCGTCAATGAACACATGATAGAAAAGGCTAATAACGCATTTAACGAGTTACATTGGTACGCTCAAGGGGTGTTTAGGCTTTATGCTGACAACGGAAATATATCAGAGTTAAGCAGAGAAACTAAAATACCTTACAGATCACTTTCCAAAACAATAGCAGATACTAAACAAAAATTAAAGAAAGCTTTGAAAACAGATAACAACCAACCCAAGCTAATCGGAAACTATGTTTATGCCGATTTAAGCATATTGATAGACGTAAACAAAGATACAACCCCTGAAGAAATGGCTGATATATTAGCTGATTTGCAGGAGTATATTACCCAAAGAATACAGGGTAAAATTAAAAATCAAGCCTTGATACGTGAAATTAAATCACTAAAAATAAAACGAATAATATGATAATGTTTAAAACCATTTTAGCCACGCTCTTGATTGTTTTCTATTTCATTGAAATGGCACGCATACCCGAAAAAGTTAAGGTGCTAAATAGAAAGCCTTTTAATTGCACTATGTGTTTATCGGTTTATGTTGCCATTGGATTATATTTCTGTCCTATATGGGTAATAAATTTATTACTTGTCGCTTTTCTTTCAGGAGTATTCGCACCTTTTTTCAGAGCCTTTTTTAATAACATCTTTAAAAAACTAAATTACGGATCATGAAATCGCAACCCTTTAATAATCGTGAAAAGTTAAACCACAGAATCAATGCATTTGTAGTTACAGAAAGCCTAAAAAATAAATTAATACAGATATCCGAATTAGAAGATATCATGATCCATCAAACGGTTCGCAAACTTTTAGATATCGCAACTACCCAGTACTTTGAAAACCCCGACTTTAAATTCACCAAACGCAATAACTTTTTAGATTTACAATAACTCAATCATGATTCCGCAAGACCTACAATTCTGTAAAGATTACATCGTTCATTTAGAAGCCGCAAAGCTTGGCTTCGGTAATATGCCGTTTCATATCCTCGCAGAGTTTGAGGCGATCTATAAACGCAACGTCATGGCAGGCTTTGTGCTTACATCATGGTGTCAATCCTGTGTATTGGATATGATGAAACGATTGGCTGCATATTACGATTCACTACCAAATGTAGAACCCATTACCCCTAAATCAGAAACCTTTGTCAACCCGTATGCTGATAAACCTAGACGAGGAAGACCAAAAAAATCATAATGAAAATATTAGCAATCGGAAGCCGTTTTAGTGGTGTTTCCTTTCATCGTTTGTTTATGCCGATTTCCTATATGGAAAAGGAATACGCTATGTTAACCGATAAACTAACGGAGGAGGAACTACAAAAAGGATATGACATTGTTTTTATCAATAGGCACATTCCAAGTGTAGATGCTGATCAATTGATTGAATGGCGTAAACAATACGGGTTCAAACTGATAGTTGATATTGACGATTATTGGTTCTTGGATCAATGGCATATCTTGGTTAAATACTACCCTACGGAAAAGATTATTAGGCATATACAGATAGCAGATGTGGTTACTTGCACAAATGAGTTTCTATACAACGAAATCAAACTGCTAAACAAAAATGTTTATATATTACCGAATGCCTTACCCTATGGTAAAGAACAATTCAGCGATATAAAACAAGAAACACTTGAAGCTGACGGAAAACTTCGGGTTATATATGCAGGCGGTATAACACATGAAAAGGATATTCAGTTAATCAAAAACCCTTTTAAAAGAATATCAACCGATCCATATTTAAAAAGTAAACTTCATTTCACGCTTTGCGGATATGAGCCGGAACAAAAACAAACGCATCCAATATGGCATAAAATGATTGATTCTTTTCTTTGTGGCTTCAAACTAAACGGATACATACGTGCAGCCTTGCCGGTTGATTCTTACATGAACTTCTATAACGAAGCCGATGTGTCAATTGCTCCGCTAGTTGAATCCAAGTTCAATAGCATGAAATCAAACCTTAAGGTATTAGAAGCAGCAGCAAAAAAACTTTGCATATTAACTTCTAATGTACATCCTTACAAATACTGCCCATACGCAATCAAGATCAATAGTCAGCCTGACTGGTATCGTCAAATAAAAAAAATAACTTTTGATGCTATTTATAGAGAGGAGATGGCTGAAGCGAATCAAAACTGGTGCTTTGAGAATTTCCATCTTGATAAAATAAACATTGAACGTAAACAAATCTTTCAGTCATGCCTGTCTTAAAATGCTCAAACGGAAAATATAGAATCGGATCGGGTTCTTGTATATACGACACAAAAGAAGAAGCGGAAAGAGTATGGGCAGCGATACGTGCAGAGGGTAAATACAAAAGCAAGTTTGTATCTTGTCGTAACTGCAAAGGTAAATTCTCGGTAACTATAAACCCAAAAGAAAAACATAATAGCTTTTGCCCACATTGTAAAACAGAAAATTAAATGCCTACAATCCACGAATCAGCACAAATACATACAACGGCAATAATATGCGACAATGTTATTATTGACGAAAACGTTATTATAGGTCCCTACTGCGTCATCGGTTTACCACCTGAATGGAAAGGATGGGAACACGCAGACAAAGGAGTTTACATAAAAGCAGGAACGAGGCTCACAGGGTTTGTAACTATTGACACGGGGGTAAATAAAAAGACAATAGTAGGACGGAACTGCTACCTTCAAAAGCATAGCCATGTATCGCATGACTGCGAGTTAGGAGAAAACGTAACACTAGCGATGGGCGTAAAGATCGGAGGCAATGTTTTAATCGGGATGAATACAACCATTGGAATGAACGCAAGCATACATCAAAACGTAATGATCCCTGACGGAGTTATGATCGGTGCAAATGGTTTCGTTGGTAAGCATAGCAAGATTGAACGCTATCATAAATATGCAGGAGTTCCTGTTAAAAGACTTGGACCAAATCAAATCAAATGAGTGTAATATATCTTAATTACGATGCACGTGGTCGCTATGACGCTGAAGTAAAGCAATCAATTGCTACTGATAAAATATACGAAGTCAATCGCTTGGGAATATCAGCGGCAATAAACGAAGGGATGCGATATTGGTTTCAGTACAATAGTGCTGAATATGTTTTTATTTGTGCAAACGATATATTGCTACCTCGTGAATGGAAGGAGAAATTGATCCATGCCTATCAAAAAATACCGAACACGGGAATGATAGCCGTGTATTGCGTTGAGAACCTACCGCCCGAACAAATGATAAACGGAATCAAAATACATCCTGAATGGGGTGTATTCGGTGATTGTTTAATTAGTAGACAGGCTTGGGAAAAGATCGGGTATTGGAATACAGAACAAGACCCATATGGAATGAATGATTCCGACTATTGCTACCGCCTACACAAAGCAGGATTCTTAAACTATTATCTTGGCGGTTTACGTGCCGATCATTTAGGACATGACGTAGGCGACGGCGGTCAATACCGTAAAATGAAGGATGAAGGATTAAATAAAGCACTGGCAGTTTACAACAAATGGGTACCTATCTATGACGCAGGTCATCTATATTTGCCATACGATCAAGCAGGAATTTACATAAAATAAATATATGGAAATCAAAGTCGTATCAATAAAAGATGTAAAGGCTAACCCGAACAATCCTAGAATAATAAAGGATGATAAGTTTCATAAACTGGTCAAGTCTATTAAAGAGTTTCCTCAAATGCTAAACATACGCCCAATTGTAGTTAATGAGGATATGATTGTGCTTGGAGGTAATATGCGACTGAAGGCTTGTAAAGAGGCAGGACTTACTGAAGTGCCGATAATCAAAGCAAATGATCTAACCGAAGAACAACAAAAGGAATTTATAATAAAAGATAATGTTGGCTTCGGTGAATGGGATTGGGAAGACCTTGCAAACAATTGGAATGCTGAACAACTGAATGAATGGGGATTGGATATACCGGACTTTAAGCCAATAGAAGCAGAAGCACAGGAGGACGATTACGAAATACCTGAAGAGATAAAAACGGATATTGTACTCGGTGATTTGTTTGAGATTGGACCACATCGTTTGCTTTGTGGGGATTCAACCGATAGCGACCAAGTGGCAAAGTTGATGAATGGACAAAAGGCAGATATGGTGTTCACTGACCCACCATATGGAATGAATTATCAATCAAATTGGAGAAATAATAAAAGTGAAAATAAATTTGATATTCTTGAAAATGACAATAAATATCTTGATTTTAAACCTATTTTAATTTTATATACAAAAGAAAATTCAGCTTGGTTTATTTGGACATCTCACCAAGTTTATCCGATTTGGAGAGATATGTATAAGGATTATTACATAAATACAATAATATGGAATAAAGGGAAAATGAGCATGGGTGATTTAAGTAGTTATGGTAACAATTATGAGATGGCTTTATTTTGCTCACAAGGTAAACCAAAGCTAAAAGGGGAAGGAAAAAAAGCAATATGGGAAATTAATGTTGAGGCAGGTTCCGAATATATGCACCCTACACAAAAGCCTATTACACTTTCAGCTTATGCAATTCCAGATTTTATAAATGATAATGATTTGGTTTTAGATATATTTCTTGGCAGCGGTTCAACAATGGTCGCAGCACATCAGCTAAATCGCAAGTGCTATGGAATGGAACTAGACCCTAAATATTGTCAAGTTATTGTGGACCGAATGATTAAACTTGATCCTACATTGGAAGTCAAGCGAAACGGCATACCTTATTCTAAAACAGCGAATTAACAGCCATGCCTAATCCAGAGAATGTATTACCGTATAGAATGAAAAAGGGTGAGACTTTAAACCCTAATGGCAGACCTAGAAAGTACGTTAGCCTATTGAAAGAGCAAGGGTATAAACTATCGGAGATCAACGATACGATACAGACTATGCTTTCAATGGACGTCAGTGAACTGAAGCAGGTTTGGGATAACCCGAAGGCTACGATACTTGAAAAGACGATAGCGAACGCAATGCGTAAATCATTGGAGAAGGGTAGCCTGTATTCAATTGAAACTTTACTTACCCGTGTATATGGTAAACCAAAAGAAACATCTCAAGTACAGACTGATAGCAGGATTGAGGTTGTATTCGTTGATGGGAAAACAATTTTATGACGATTGAACTGCCGAAGCCACATATTAATCAACAGGGAATACTTAATAATTCAAGTAGGTTTAGAGTAGTTTTATGTGGTCGTAGATTTGGCAAGAGTGAACTTTCACAGATAGAATTGATCAAACGTGCGTTAACAGGTGAGCAGGTAGCGTATATAACTCCTACCTACAATCTAGCAAAAACATTCTTTGATCGTTTAGCAAAAGCAGTACCTTTTCCTGCAAACCGCTCCGAACTTAATATGTCTTTTCCGAATAACGGATCGGTCCAATTCTTTACAGGTGAGCGGTTGGATAACCTGCGAGGTCGGAAGTTTAATTTTGTGATCGTTGATGAGGCTTCGTTTATTCCAGACCTTGAAAATGGTTGGCTTAATTCAATACGACCTACCCTTACCGATTACAAAGGTCATGCTTTATTTCTATCCACGCCAAAAGGTAAAAACTATTTCTATTCCCTTTACATGAAAGGAATAAGCGGTGAACCTGATTGGGCATCGTTTAAGTTTAGCACCTACGATAATCCGTATATTGATAAAGCAGAGATTGAAGATGCAAGGCGACAGCTACCCGAAGTAGTTTTTGAGCAGGAATACATGGCGAACCCTTCAGAAAATGCGGCCAATCCGTTTGGGTATGCTTACATCAAACAATGTACTTTCCCGATATCAATGAACCCACCCGTATGCTATGGAATAGACCTTGCAAAGTCCGTTGACTGGACGGTTATAACGGGACTGGATAAAAACGGATCGGTTTGTTATTTTGACCGATTCCAAAAGGATTGGAGGCAAACAAAGGAAACGATTAAAAGCCTTGTTCCTGCCCCTATCTTGTTAGATAGCACAGGAGTAGGCGACCCGATCTTTGAAGACCTACAAAGGGATAATCTGACCGTTACAGGGTATAAATTCAGTAGTACTACAAAGCAACAACTTATGGAAGGATTGGCTTCAGCTATTCAGCAAAGGAAGATAACATTTCCAGAAGGTGTAATAACGGAAGAACTGTTGATCTTTGAATATCAATATACTGCACATGGGGTTAAGTACTCAAGTCCACAGGGTTTCCATGATGACTGCGTTATGTCTTTGGCTATGGCGTGGAGGCATTACCAAAACGGGGTAGGTACGGGTCGCTACTCGTTTGCGTAGTATTTACGAATTTGGGAAAATCTTTTTATCTTTTTGGGTTACTTTTTAGAATTATTGGTATATTTGTATGGTCAATCCGAAAGATAGTAGAAGTATGTTTCGGGTTTGATTTAGGAGAACCCTCTTTAATTAAACCTACTTGCTTCTACCAAGTGGGTTTTTTTATTATCTTTATCGGAAAGGCAAACATAGTTTAAGCGTCAATAAACACGATTCGGCTATGTTTTATTAATCGCATAGAATGGGGCGTTGGTAATGCGAGCAGCAGTGCTAATTTCAGAGGCTGACCAACATAGCTGATACAAGCTATAAAGCGACTGAAACGACCAGTTAAGTATCAAAGTACTGGTTGATCATGAAGGCGGTGAGGGAACTCAATGCATAATGATTAGGCAAAGCATGGTTAAAAACCTATTAGGGCTAACTGTGCTTTGATCAATCTAACGGTTCAGGAATCTAATGCATAATAATATAATCTAACATTGTTAAATAGTTTACTTTTATCTATATAAAATAAAGGTAAATAATGACTTGGGATGACATCAATGTATTTCAGTATCAAGGACTTTATAAGTTATTCAACGAAAAAGAAAAGCTAACAGATGATCAGTTTATTCTTGGGTTAGCAGCTATATGTACGAATAAGACGGAGAATGAATTAAAGTCCTTACCTTTTTACCAATACGAAAAGATAGTTGAAGGTTTAGGTTTTGTTAATGAGCAAATCCCTTCGGTTACAGTATCGCATATAAATGTAAATGGCAAAAGGTATCGTTGCGTTTATGATGTTCGCAATATGCCTGCTGCAAGATATATAGAATCCAAGCATTACGCTCTTGATGTTATTCCTAACCTACATAAGCTTATGGCTACAATGGTAATCCCACAACGTAAAGGATGGATGGGATGGAGGGATGACAAGTACGATGCATCTAAACATAGCGAATACTCCGAAGACTTTTTGCAGGTAAAAATCACCCATGTTCTTGGAAGCGTGGTTTTTTTTTATCAAATATTTCGCAATTGGATAAGGAGTTCACAGGGTTATTTGATCAGAGAGATGGTGAAGACGGGGATGACGATGGACGAGGCGATACTGGGGTACATATCTTTATGCGACATTATGGATGGATTTATCAAACCGAACTGGTTGCCGAACATGAGCGAATCAGCTTGGAAAAAGCATTTGAAATACCCACGATAAACTATTTAAACGATCTTGCCTATTTAAAAGCGAAGGGCGAATACATGAAAGAGCAAATGAATAAGTATGGCAGAGAACGTTGATGGTTTAGTAGATAGTTTGGGTAGGTCTAAAAAAGACTATGCCTCTTTAAATGAATTGCCTATCATGGAGCAAACGATCCTTAAATATGTGGGTCGTTTTATTTTAAAGGCAATAGCAACCCTAAAAAAGCAGGGGCGTGTAGATACTGGTGAACTATCCTCATCAATCGTTCAAGGTGATTTGATAAACAATCAAGGCGACTACTCAATCGCTATCGGTTACCCTGAAGGTAGCGAAGCGTCAAAGTATTACGACTTTGTAAACAAAGGTGTACAAGGTTCTCAATCTGGCAGACCAAATAGCATCTATAAATACTCAAATAAAAACCCATCAACCAATGGACCGTTTGTTATGGCTATTGAAAAATGGGTAAAGCGTAAAGGATTACAGACCCTAAAAGAAACGCAGCGTACAAGTTCAACTGCTTTGCAAAAGAAAAGATTAAGCCTATCAAAAATACCTCCAACTAGATCAACGGCTTGGGTAATAGCTCGTTCTATTAAGCGTAAAGGCTTGGAGCGTTCAGGATTTATTGATGACTCTATTGCTTCAGCATTTGGACCAGAATTCCTTAACGCAATAGGCAAAGCCGTAGGCGGAGACGTAAGGGTGTACATAAGACAAGCGATTTCGCTATCTAAATAAAGAAAGGATAAAAAATGGCTATTACTATTAACTCAATACCTGAAAACTACGCATCGGCACATGACGATCTGTGGTTTGTGGTTACTTCAAATAATACGACACAAACTAATTTTAAATATGTCTTTGATATTTACGTGGCTGCAACACAGGTAGCAAGGATCAAATCATTCCCTGACCCTACTTCATCAAAAGGTATTTTAAATGTAGGAAATATTATTCGTAATTATTTAAGCACTTATTTCAAGCCCCAAGCCGGTACTCAAACATTGTTTACCTATGACGGAAATGATATTTATATACCTTATGAGGTTAAATATGGCGAAGAATACGGAGGAACTACATACACCAATTTAGCTACAAATAGCCTCAATGCTTACAACTTTTACAATCCTATATTTCGTGATCCGTCAACTTCATTTTTTAGCGGTTACGTTTCTGAATGGTTGACAGGTAGGGATTTATCAAATGTAGATGTAAACTTCAATGAATCTTGTTTTGTTTCTTGGATGAATGCTTCAGGTTCAGATGTTGCTACAACGGCAACAGTACAACTTTATAATGAAAACGGAACAACGAGTGGATCACCATCAACAAGTACATCGGTAAATATTAGCAGCTTTGGATTATTTGATATATCACCAATAGCAATAAATACAGCATTTGGATCAACTGTAATTCCTACTACGGCTACAAATTATGGGGTTAAACTAAACTACTCATCAACAAGTGGCGATGAGATAAAATGTAGGATTGTCTGCAATCCAAGATATACGCCTACAACCCTACACTTCCTTAATTCATTAGGAGGTTATGATAGTATCACGTTTAGGCTTGTAAATAAACAAAGCCGTACTATTGAAAAAAAGGAATATCAGCAAATGCATTGGACATATAATGCAGGCTCTACTTCAATGCGTACATATAACTCAAACAACGTAATTAACGCTGGAAACATTCCATTCAGTACAAATCAAGTAACAACCTTCAAATTGCGATCAGATTATTTGAATGCAACGGATTGGACATGGACACGTGATTTAATCGCTTCACCGGATATCTATATGAAACAGGGTAACTATTATTATCCAGTTACAATAAAGACTAGCAACTGGGAAGAAAAGCTGAAGTACGTTGATAAAGTTAATTTCCTAGAAATAGACATAGAATATTCACGAACTATAAACTCACAGTTTAGGTGATAAGAACAGAGATATATATTGAAAATAACAAGCTTGATCTTTCAAAGGATTTAAGCACACAGTTCACGTATGCAATTGACGATATCAAAGATTTCAGTTCACGCAATACCTCATTTTCTAAAACAATAATAATACCCGGAAATGCAAATAACAATAAACTATTCGGCAACATCTTTGAGTTCGGGTCAGCTAATTTATACAATGAAGGAGCCTCTAACGTGGGTTACAACTTTAACGCTGCCAAGTCAGTACAATGTACCGTCTTGGTAGATAAAATTCAAATCTTTAAAGGTGTTCTACGTTTACTTGAAATAGTTATAGATCGTGATACTATTGAGTATGAGTGTGCGGTATTCGGTGAGTTAGGTGGTTTTATTTCTGCGTTAGGAAATAAGAAAATTGAGGATATTGATTTCGGGATTAGTGATCAAGTATGGAATCATAATACTATAACCAATTCATGGGACAATGTTTCTGGAGGTGGCGTATATTATCCTCTTATAGATTATGGTCAAGTAAGTTATAATAGTAAAGCGGATTGGGATTTAAAAGCTTTCAAACCTGCTTTGTATGTAAAGCAATATATTGACAAAATAATTACTGGGTCAGGATATACTTATGAATCAGCTTTTTTTGATACTAATTTATTCAAAAGATTAATTATACCTTGTAATCAGTCTGTATTATCCGCAACTGGTACAAATGCCTTTTATTCAACGGCAGATATACAAACATATACTTACGACAACTATCCAGATTTTACTGCGACAACATTAGGTAATTTCAGTTTACAAGGTGTATCATATAGGTACGATGGAACTTCGCCATTATCTGGTACTTTGCGTTTGCAATTGTTTGGTGAATTTGAGGATGTTGACCCTGACCCCAACCCAATAACAAACGTAACAATTGAACTACGTGTTAATGGTACACCTGTAAAATCACAAACATTTGCAGTAAGGTTTGCGTTTGACAATTATTATGTAGATTTTAGTCATGATGTAACATTAAATCAAAATGATACTATCAATGCTTATTTTAGTACAAACGCTTATATTTATAATGTAGGTGGAGGTGCTATGTGGTTTGTCAGTAGTGCAGCAATTAGTGTTCCCATAAATTACAATGAATCTATCAATATAAACAATACGATTCCAAGAGGTATCTTTCAAAAAGATTTCTTTTCCTCTATTGTTAAAATGTTTAATCTATATGTAACAGAAGATAAAAATAGAATTAAGCATTTATTAATTGAGCCTTATATTGATTATTATGATACCGATGGTCCACATGATAATTGGACTTATTTAATGGATCGCTCAAAGCCTTTAAGATTAAAGCCAATGAGTGAATTGAATGGAAGGTATTTTGAGTATATGTATAAGTCAGATGTTGACTATTATAATGAACAATATCAAAAAAAATACTCTCAAGGCTACGGTGATTATATAGAGGATACGGGTTATGAATTTGCTAAAGAAAAGCAAACGGCTGAAATTATATTTTCAGCTACACCAATTGTCGGTTATAACGGACAAGATAAAAAATTCAGCACTATCTTAAAATTGTCAAATACGAATGTTGAAGATAGGACAGAACATAATATCAGAATTTTACAAGCAAAGAAAATAACAGGTGTTACTAGCTATGCAATAAAAAACGGTAGTTCTACTACATTAACAAATACTACTGCTTATGGATATGCAGGACACTTGAATGATCCTACAACCCCTACATCTGATATAAATTTTGGAGCACCTAAAGAGATATATTATACATTAAGCAACGCATACCCATCAGCTAATTTATTTAACGGTTACTGGAGTGATTACGTTGCTGAAATAACTGATAAGGATAGTAAGCTAATTACTGCAAACTTTCTATTAAAGGAAAAAGATATATTTAATCTTGAATTTAACAAGTTCAAATATATTGACGGTGCTTTATGGAGGCTTAACAAAATTATTGATTATGACCCAATGAATTACGATACCACAAAATGTGAACTATTAAAGGTCATTGAATTAACATACGCATAATGGCAAAAAAGGAAATAGTACCAGTTGAGGTACAAGTGAACACATCGGAGGCGAATAAGAACCTGAATAAAACGCAGGATGCTATTGAAGGCGTAAATAAATCGTCATCAAAGATTAAGAACCTTGCTAGTGGTTTTGGTAATCTAGCCAAGACAATCGGTGGTAATGTAGTTAAGGCTTTTACGTCTTTAAAATTAGCAGCGGCAGCCGTAAACTTTGGGGCGATCATTGAACTTGTAAAAAAGCTTTATGAGAACTGGGAAAGCATCCAAAAGGTAATCACAAATTTTATTCCCGGCTTTGGTAAGTTCGTGAACCTTGTTAAAGGATTAGTACAAAACTTTACTGACTTTATAGGATTAACAAGCCAAGCCGAAAGAGATGCCGAAGCACTTGCAAAATCAAATGAAAGAGTAAATGAATCAATTGACGATCAGATTCGGTTATTACAAGCCGTTGGTGGTCAAGAGGAAAAGATATTTGCTTTACAAAAACAAAAAAATGAGAATGAATTAAATGCACTTCGTGAGCGTTTGCGTTTGACTGGACAATTAAACGAGGAAGAGCAAAAGCGTTTTCGTGAGTTAAAAACTGATAATGCAGTTCTTGACGCTACTGAAAAGAAAAGAAAGCAAGATATACAAGATCAAAAAAATAAAGAGGCAGCAGAGGAAGCCAAGCGAAAAAGCGATGAAGCCAAGCGAAAAAGCGATGAAGCAAAACGTATAAAAGAACAAGCTGAAAAAGAAAAAGAGGCAAAAGATCAAGACAGACGCAATCGTATAGGACAATCAATGTTTGAAGATAACATTGCAAGGATTGAACAAAAAAAGAAAAATGAAGCTGCTATAAAAGAAAGAGATTTATTTAATATAGTAAATCAAGAAAAGATTATAGGTCTGCGTGAATTAAAAAAACAATCAGATGAACAAGTAGAACGCAGCATTGAAAATCTAAAAAGAATTGCAGACGCAGAAAAAGCAAAAGATGAACTAAAAAAACAACAATTTGAATCAGAGCTTGCTCTTGCTCAACAATCACTTTTTACAATTGGTGGCTTAATAGATCAGAATAGTGCAGCAGGTAAAGGAATAGCAGTGGCACAGGCGATAATAAATACGTATCAAGGTGCAACCAGAGCAATTGCTCAAGGTGGTATATTTGGACCAGTTGCAGCAGCGGCTACAATTGCAGCAGGTTTAATTCAAGTTAAGAAAATAGTATCTACGAAAATACCTAGTGTCAAAGGTGGTTTAGTAGCGGATAGAGGAGGTACAGTGAATGGATCTGCTCCTATCGCTCCTACACCAAATATACAGGCTACACTCACACAATTAGATCAATCAACAGTTAACCGTTTAGGTTCTGCATCCGCTAGGGCATACGTAGTTGAAAGCGATATAACAAATAAACAAGAACAAATAAGTAGAATAAACAGGGCAGCAAGATTAGGATAAATTAATTAATATGGAAAAAAACTTACCAATTTACGCACTTGAAATCATTGATGACGAAAACTCTGAAATAGAAGTTGACTTTGTAGCACTTGTAGATAAACCTGCAATTGAAAAACAATTTTTAGCTTTTGCTGAAGATAGTTGGAATGACTATCCCGAAGCAGCGGTTGAAAATGCAAAAACGGCTTTGCGTTGGGCAGAGGAAAACGGATGGGGTGATTGCGGAGAGGCAACAGGAAAATTGAGAGCAAATCAAATCGCTAATAGAGAAAAGCTAACAAGGGAAACAATCGCCCGTATGAGTGCTTTCCAAAGGCATCGTCAAAATAGTGATCGCCCGTTAGGAGATGGATGCGGTAGGCTTATGTGGTTAGCTTGGGGAGGCGATGAAGGAATCGCATGGGCAGAACGTAAACTTAAACAAATAGATAGGCAAGGCTTTGCTATTCAAGATGAAGATGAAAAGATTATTTCTGGACCATTAATGCTAGCAGATAAACCAATCTACCGTAACGATGAGAATGGGGAGTATTATGTTACGTTTTCAAAAGATACAATTAAACAGATCGCTCAAAAGTTCTTTAAGAAAGGATATCAAAAAAACGTGAACTTAATGCATGATAGCGGAATGATAGCTGAAGGTTTGACAATGTTTGAGTCTTGGATTACAGATGAGAAACGTGGAATTAAAGCAATGGTAGGCTTTGAAGATGTAAATGACGGGTCATGGTTTGGGTCATTCAAGGTTGACAATGACGAGGTATGGCAATTAATTAAAGACGGCAAAGTACGTGGATTTAGTGTTGAGGGTGTATTTAACTACCGAAAAAGCGGAATAGCGAACGCAGATAAAATGTGGTCACAGATCATTGAAATACTCAAAGATGTAGAATAATATTTGCTTTGATTAGTTTTTATTTAAACCCTACCAGATTGGTGGGGTTTTCTATTTTGCCTATATTGATATATTGTTCTATATAAGTTCAAAACTATTTATGACTCCAATTGAAGCATTGTTAAAGATTAAAGCTATGTTTCAGGAAGCAGGAGAATTGCCTCCTGCCCCGTCTGAAGCACCAATTGAAGCCGCAAAAGAATACGTTTTGAAGTCTGGAGCGAAAGTTAAGATTGATAAACTTGAAATTGGCGGCAAAGTATCTCTTATTGATGAAGCAGGAAATGAATCACCTGCACCTGCCGGTGAGCATGAACTTGCTGACGGTTCAAAAATCGTATTGGACGAATCTTCTACTATTACAGAAATCATGCAGCCTGAAGTTGAAGCACCTGAAATTGAGGTAGTTGTAGAGCAAGCTGAAGAAGAAAAGAAAGACGAAGAAGACCCAATGGCGAAGAAGATTGCAGAAATGCAAAAGGCATTAGATGACATGAAAGACGAGTACGGTAAAAAGTACAAGCAACTAATGGAATCTGAAGCTAAATTTTCAGAGGCTATTACAAAGCTAACTGATGTAGTTGTTGGACTTTGCAATACTCCGTCTGTTGATGCTACTGAAGCACCAAAAGACAAATTCAATGTTCACGTAGAAAGCAAGCAAGATAAATTGGCTCGTTTTCTTGAGTTCACAAAATCAATTAAGTAATAATTTTTCAAACAATAAAAACAAATAAAAATGGCATTTAGCGTTGGTACTTTAGCAGCTTACACAAAAGAAAATGAGAAGCTGCTCGTTGCTTCATCCGTATTGGGAAGCAAAACTGCATCTTTGATTAAAGATCAAGGAAACGTAATGGTTGGCGTAAAATCAGCAGAAACCATTAACATCATGGACACAGACGCAATCTTCCAAGATGGTTCATCTTGCGGATTTTCTGCATCTGGTACAACTTCATTCACTCAAAGAACAGTAACCGTAGGTAAGATCAAGGTAAACGAAGCACTTTGCTTGAAAGACCTTGAGGCTAAATACTTGCAGAAAGCACTTCCTGCTGGTAGCCGTTACGATTCAATGATCTTCAGCGAAGAGTACAGCAACCGTAAAGCAGAGAAAATCGCATCTCAACTTGAGAAGGCGTTGTGGCAAGGTGATACAACTGTTTACGATGTAAACCTTAACAAATTTGATGGTATCCTTAAGCAAATCACTGCTGCTGGTGCATCTGTTGTTAATGCGAACAGTGTAGCATATCATGGCTCTGTTGAAACTTCAATTACTGATGCAAACGTAGTATCTATTTTTGATAGCATCTACAAAGCAATCCCTGCTGAAGTTGTAGCTAAAGATGACGTTGTTATCTTCTGCGGTATGGACGTTTTCCGTACTTACACAGTTAAGTTGAAGAACAGTAACTTGTTCCACTACTCTAACGATTCAAAGGCTGATTCTGAATTTTTCCTTCCAGGTACTACAATCAAAGTAATTGCAGTACAAGGTTTGAACGCAACAAATGACATCGTAGCAATGCGTTTGTCTAACTTGTTCATCGGAACTGATCTTTTGAACGAAGAAGAGCGTTTTGAAATCTTCTACGCAAAAGAGGCTGACCAAGTTCGTTTCGTATCTGAATTTAAGATGGGTGTTAACTTCGCCTTCCCTTCAGAGATCGTTAAGTTCTTCGTTTAATCTTTAATTTAAGGGTGGGGCAAGTGCCTCACCCATAACTTTATAAAATATAAAATATGGCGTGTGCTTTAACAAGCGGTTACACATTAGATTGTAAAGATTCATTAGGCGGTATAAAAGCCGTCTGGTTTATTGAGCACGCCAATGTTTCATCCGTTACAGAAGCTTCTGGGGTTGTTTCAGCAATCACAAAATCAGCTGGTAAGGTTTTTTACAAGTATGAATTGGTGCGTAATACATCAACCCTTACTGAAAACATTACTGCTTCAGTAGAAAACGGAACTGTTTTCTATGCTCAAGAACTTTCTGTTATTCTTAACAAAATGCAGGCATCTACTAGGAATGAAATCCTATTACTTGCTAAAAATGTTTTGATGGCAGTAGTTCAAGATAGCAACGGGAAATATTGGTTGTTAGGTAAGCAAAACGGCATAGACATCACAGGCGGTTCATCCACTACGGGTACTGCTCAAGGTGATCGTAATGGTTACACATTGACTTTTACAGGTGGTGAGCCTAGCCTTGCTCCTGAAGTTGCAAGTGGAATCATTGCCGGATTGACTTCATAGTTTTTGTGGATTCGTGATTATAGGGTCGGGGTAGCCATTAGGCTGCCCTTTTTTTTATCATTTTGCAAAATGCTATCGGTTTTGCTATTTAACTTTAAATGATACATTTAACGAAAGGAAATACCGAAACCGTAATCTTTACGCTTAAGGAAAAGCAAACCCTTGCAAGTCCTAATTATTTATTTGTATTTGAGAATAGATCAACTAAAAGCGTAATCAAATTTGTCAAGTTAGTGGCTGATAATACAAGCACTTATAAGGATAGGTTTGATAAATTCAGCATTAAGGTAAATAACTATTTTAGCCGTGAGGATAGTGGTGAATGGCTTTATTATATCTATGAGCAGGCTTCGGCTACCAATATAAACCCTGAATCAGCTACTACTATGCTTGAGGAAGGGATTATGCGTTTAAACGAATCTTCGGAGTATTCATTTACCGAATACGCAACTGATAATACATATATAACAAGATGATGGATAATCTGATCATATTAAATTTTCAGGAGGCTAGGCAACCTGAATACAGAGAAAAGAAAGGGGCAAACGGTGGTTATATTGAGTTTGGTGAAAAGAACGAATACCCTACCTATTTGCTGACCCTTTATAACAAATCAGCAAAGCATAACGCAATCGTAAAGGGTAAGGTAAACTATATAATTGGCAACGGATGGGATACGAAAGAGCAAGACCCAATCGCAGAACAGTTTATTAAGCAGCCTAACTATTATGAGAGCCTTGACGACTTAACCAGAAAAGTATCAATTGATATTGAGGTTTTTGGAGGTGCGTATCTTGAGGTTATTTGGTCCGTAACGGGTGGGCAGATTACGCAGGTTTGCCATATTGACTATACAAAGATTAGGAGCAATAAAGACAATACGCAGTTCTGGTACAAAAAGGATTGGACGGATAGAAAAGAAGACCCAATCATTATCAATGCTTTCAATACACAAAATAGAGTAGGAAAGCAGATATTGTATTTAAAGGAATATAGACCCGGATTAGACACGTATGCTCTGCCCGGATATATGGGTTCACTTAATTACATTGAGTCCGATATTGAGGTATCTAAACACGTTCTAGGCAATGCACAGACTGGGTTCTCTGCTAGTAAACTTATTACCCTTCCAAATGGTGAGCCTTCACCCGATGAAAAGCGTAATATTGAACGCAGGTTCTCGGATAGGTTTAGTGGATCGGATGGCAAAAAGTTCATTCTTTCCTTTACCAATGACCCTGCCCGAAAGCCTATCATTGAGGATTTAGGAGCGTCTGATATAACAAAAGAAGACTTCAGCCGTGTAGATACGATCATTCAGCAAAACATATTCGCAGGACATCAAATCGTTTCGCCTATGCTATTCGGTATTAAAGCCGAAGGTCAATTAGGCGGTGCAACGGAATTGATGACGGCTTATGAGATATTTAAAAGTACATACGCTAACGATAAGCAACAATACCTAGAAGGTGTTTTTAATATGCTTGCTCGGATAAAGGGTGCTACTTCGGATATGTACATAAAACCAGTTGAACCTATCGGGGTACAATTGAGTGAGGCTGCTTTGTTACAGATAGCTCCAAAAGGATGGCTATTGGAAAAAGCAGGTATTGATGTAAGCAAATATGAGCCTGTACAAAGTGAGCCGTTAAGTCCTGAAGGTGTAACACAGCAAGATCAACAGATCAATGAGAATTTAAAAAACCTAACGGGCAGACAATACCAACATTTGCAGCGTGTAATTCGTGAATTTAGCAAGGGTAAGATCAGCAAAGAAATGGCGGTTACTATGCTAAAAAGTGGACTGGGTTTGAATGATAATGACATTAATGTAATGCTCGGAATTGATGATGACCCACAAACGGAAGATTATCAATTCTCTGCTGACATTTTAGAAACGGTTATCGGTGTATTTTCTGAATTTGGCGTTGACAATAAAGAATATGAGGTTTTAAAAAGCCGTTCTGTATTCAGTCAAGATCAAGCCTTTGCGGAGGAGTTTGTAATTGATAAAGAGGTTGACAAAAGGATTTTAGAGGTAATAAAAAAAGATAGTAAAATATCAATTGAGAATATCGCTCGTGCAGTACGTTCAACAGTTGATTACGTAGAGCAAAGGATTAAAGACTTTGTAGCTGCAAACGTACTCAAGTACGATGTAGTTAAAAACGAAAGGTCTTTGCTGAAGCCAGTTAGTGAAATCGTTGACAAGCCTTTAAAGACTACGATTGAGGTTTTATATTCTTATGAATGGAAACCTGAAGTTCCTATTTGGCAGCGTAATACTCCTGCACATCCTTCTAGACCATTTTGTCAAAGGTTAATGGGGTTAGATCGTTTTTATACACGTAAAGATATAGAAACCTTAACGCTTCGTTTAGGATATTCAGTTTTTGATCGTGGCGGTGGTTGGTGGACAATGCCTAACGGTGTGCGTTCCGAGTCTTGTCGGCATGAGTGGAGGCAAAATGTGGTAGTTAAAAAGAAATAACAATGAGCAGAAATATTTTATTTATTTCGGTTGATACGATAAAAGAGCGGACTGGTTTACATTTTAATGTTGATCCAAAGTTAGTATTGCCTGACATTCAATATGCACAGGATAGCTACATACTACCTGCGTTAGGTACGGCATTATATGAGCGTTTACAAGACGGTGTAGAGTGTAAAGACTTGAATTGCGATGAGCAAGATTTGCTTGATAAATACATTACCCCTTGTTTGGTTTACTTTGTGATGAGTGAACTTCCAATGGGTTTATCCTATCAGTTCTATAACAAAGGATTGGTACGTAAAACGGGAGATGCACAAACAGAACCTTCGGCTTCGGAGTTGACAGATGTAGCCAATCGTTACATGGCACGTGCAGAATTTTACAAGCAGCGTTTGATTAAGTGGTTAAAAGAACAAAACAATAATAGCAAATTCCCAGAGTATAGCAATCCGGGTACAGGAGTGGATATAATCGTTCCTGACAACGAAGGATATACAACTACGATATGGCTTGGAGATGATGACTGTTGTGCAGGCAAAACCTTTGAGGAAAAATATCAAGGTAATATAAATAGATGCTGTGGCAAATAAAACATTTCACAAAAAGAATCAAGAGAAACTGAAAGTCTATCTTGAGAAAATAGAGAAAAATGGCAGTAACACTAAATCAAATAGTTGCAAGGATTCAAGGGATAGCGGAAAAACACCAACAAATAAAGACGGTATTTTTCGGAAATCTCTTTGAGTTTTTAGCTAAAACACCAGATGCTCGCTATCCTGCGATGTATTTTGATGTTGTGAATGCAAGCATAAACGGAAGTGTTACTACAATAACATTTTCTTTTTTCTTTATGGATAGGGTATTATCAGAACTATCAAACGAAACGGAAGTTTTAAGCGATCAGCTTTTGATTGCTCAAGATATTTTGTCGCAGTTTAGATATAACCAATACCCTGAATTTGTAACGGGTGAAACCATACCGATAGAATTTTTTACGGAGGAATCACCCGATTTAATTGCAGGAGTTAAGGCAGATATTGATTTTGAAATTGATTTTGCTCTTGATAGGTGTGCAGTACCGACAACGTACACATACCCAAGTTAAACTATATAAATGAAATAAACGATGAGTTCAGATTTAAGACCGGCAAAGTGGGACATAACAATATGGAGGAACGATACATGGGTTCAGGTATATTCTTTAACCCTTGATTCCAACCCGATTGATTTGCAGAATGCTACTATTTATATTCACGTACGTAAAGGCTGCGGAGGCACTCTTGCTCTTTCATTAACGAATGGAGATGGCTTAACGATTACAGGTGCTGACAATAATCAAATTAGCATTAGCAAGTTAGTTGATATTGAAAAGGGTACTTATAAATGGGATTTGCAAGTTACCTATTCAAGCGGTATAGTTAAGACTTACATTGAGGGAGAATTTGTAGTTCAAGATGACGTAACAAAACCATAAAAATGGCAATTGATATAAACGCAACAAATCAGATTGTAGAGATTAATGAAAACAGTCAAGTTGTTGAAATTAATACTACAAGTCCAATTGTTGAAATTAACGCTACAAGTCAAGTTGTTGAAATTAATGCTTCAAGCGGTATAATAGAATACGATCCTGTAAACTTAATCACAAACGTACGGAATCAGACAGGTTCAACGATTGCAAAGTTTAAGGTTGTATATATTAGCGGAGCGACTGGGAATAAACCACTAATAACGCTTGCAAGTAATTTAACAGAAGCTGCATCGTCAAAAACGTATGGACTTACACGTGATACAATCGCTAATAATGGAACTGGTTATGTTGTAACTGTTGGTGAATTAAGAAATGTTGATACTTCTGCATTTAATGAAGGTGATCAGCTTTGGTTAGGAACAAACGGAAATGTTTTAACTGCTCCTCCTGCCGAACCTGCACACGCAGTATTTATAGGATTTATTGTTCGTTCACATCCAATATTAGGCGTTGTTGATGTTCGTATTCAAAATGGTTATGAATTAAACGAAATACATGGGGTTGAAATTACAAACCCTACAAATAATCAAGTGCTTAAATATAATAGCACGACTGGATTATGGATTAATTCATCCGATCTTGATACTGGTATAACAACAATAAATTCACTTACTGCTACAACTCAAAATTTTGCAACTGGAACAAGCGGTACAGACTTTAATATTACGAGTACAATTGCTACACATACTTTTAATATTCCAAATGCTTCTTCTATAAATAGAGGTTTATTAACGACAACCGATTGGACTACCTTTAATGATAAGCAATCTGCTATAAGTTTAACAACTACTGGAAGTAGTGGTTCATCAACTTTTATTGGAAATACTTTAAACATTCCAACATATACTATTTCAGGTTTAGGAGGTGTGCCAACAACTAGGACATTAACTATAAACGGAACGGCTTTAGATTTATCAGCCGATAGGTCATGGAATGTTGGAACAGTTACTTCGGTTGCCATGAGCGTTCCAACAGGCTTTGCAATTGGTGGCATTCCAATAACATCAAGCGGTACACTTGCTCTTTCTTTTGCAAGTGGTTACTCACTACCCACAACGGCATCACAAACAAATTGGGATGCTGCATACAATGACAAAATAAATAGTGCTTCAGTTAGTGGAACAACTACTAAGACACTTACACTTACTCAGCAGGATGGAGGAACTATTACTGCATCATGGACAGATGATAACACAGATGCAGTTACTTCAGTATTCGGAAGGACAGGTGCAGTAGTTGCAACTGAGGGAGATTATAACTTGACTCAGTTAGGAGATGTAACAATTACTACTCCTAGTAATGGTCAGGTATTAAAGTATAATGGAACTTCATGGATAAATGATACAGGATATGTAGGTACGGTTACAAGTGTTGGTTTATCTGTTCCAACAGGATTGTCTGTTTCAGGATCACCAATAACAACAAGCGGTACACTAGCAATATCTTTGACTGCAGGATATAGTATTCCAACCACAACAAAACAAAGTGAATGGGATTCAGCATACAATGATAAAATTAATTCTGCAGCAGTTACAGGAACGACTACAAAAACTTTGACTCTTAGTCAGCAAGATGGAGGTACGATCACTGCCTCTTGGAGTGATATAGATACAAGTGGTATTACAAGTTTAAATGGGCTTACTGCAACTACACAAACATTTGCAAATGATACAAATGTAATTATAACATCTGCTACTTCTACGCATACGATTGGCTGGTCCGGTCAGCTCGCTATTTCAAGGGGAGGCACAGGGTTGAGTGCATTGGGTACGGCTGGTCAATTGCTTCGTGTGAATACGGGAGCAACAGCATTAGAATATTTCACGCCAACGTATATCAGCGGAAACCAAACGATCACTATTTCAGGCGATGCAAGTGGATCAGGAACAACGGCAATCACGCTGACGCTTGCAACGGTCAATTCAAACGTGGGTACGTTTAACAACGTAACGGTAAACGCAAAGGGATTGGTCACAGCTGCTTCAAATGTTGCTTATTTAACAGCAAACCAATCAATCACATGGACTGCTGCTGGGGATGTTTCAGGTACGGCTTCAGGTGCAACATCAATCACGCCATCGCTTACCGTTACCGGTTTGCGTGGGGTAGCATTACCGACATTGACAGCAGGCGGTGGGTTTTTAAAATATACTGGAACGGGAACGAACACATGGGTGTTTGACACGTCAACATATTTGACTGCTGCAATCACTTCGTTGAATGGATTGACAGCAGCGACACAAACATTTGCCAACGACACGAATGTCACAATCACTTCTGCAACATCTACACATACAATTGGTTGGAGTGGACAATTAGCAGTAGGGCGTGGAGGTTCTGGAGCATCAACATTAACTGGTGTTTTAATTGGAAATGGTACTTCGGCATTTACTGGAGTAACTGGTACTGCATCACAATATTTGAGAAGAAATGCAGGAGATACTGCGTATGAATTTGGTGCAATATCTGGGTCAGATGTAACTGGTGCAGCATTAACTAAAACAGACGATACAAACGTAACATTAACTTTAGGTGGTACTCCAGCAACGTCATTATTAAGGGCAGCAAGTTTAACATTAGGATGGACTGGACAACTATCTATTGCAAGAGGTGGAACTGGGTTAAGTGCATTGGGTACGGCAAACCAATTATTAAGGGTAAACGGAGGTGCTACGGCTTTAGAGTATTTTACTCCTACGTATTTTACTTTACCATCTCTTACAAGCGGGTCGGTTTTGTTTAGCAATGGAACTACGATTGCTCAAGACAATGCAAACTTCTTTTGGGATGATACTAATAATCGGTTAGGTATTGGTATGCAGAATCCTTATGCGAAGTTGACTACTTCAGTTAGTGGTACTTTTACAACAAATAGCAATGATTCCGATTATTCAACTTATGGATTATGGATAGCAGATGCTAATCCAACAAATGCAATAGGTGGGGCTATTGGTTTTGGTAGTAGTACGGGAAGAAAATTAGCTGCAATAGGAGCATACCACGAAGCCGATGCTGACCAAGTTGGCTTAAAATTTTATGTTCAACCTACGGCTACTGGATCTTCTGGTGTATTGACAGAGGCAATGTATATTGCTTCTTCAGGCAACTTAGGATTAGGAGTTACACCGAGTGCGTGGAGTACTTCATACAAAGTACTTCAATTAAATGCACAATCTGCTATTTGGGGGTCTAGTGATGCAATATTTCTTAGTGTAAATCAATTTCAAAACACATCAGGTTCTAATCGTTACATAGCAAACGGGTTTGCTACTCAATATAGACAAGATGGAGGGCAACATCAATTCTACACCGCTCCATCAGGCACAGCAGGTAACGCTATAACTTTCACCCAAGCGATGACGTTGACGAGTGGTGGTAACGTATTAGTCGGCACAACCACAGATGCAGGGTATAAGTTAGACATAACAGGCAATCTTCGTGCAACTACTGGTATAAAGGATACACGTGTTGATCCACGTTCAATCACAACAACATCAACAGCAACGCTAACGCCTGACGTTAGTGCTGACGATTTCTTTACGGTGACTGCACAGGCTGCAAGTATAACACTTGCAAATCCAACTGGTACTCCTGTTGAGGGTCAAAAGATAATGGTTCGCATAAAAGATAACGGAACATCAAGATCAATTCTTTATGGTACTCAATATAGAGCATCAAGTGATTATGCTTTGCCAACTGCAACAACAGTGAGCCGTACTATATATCTTGGATTTATTTATAATAGTATAGACACAAAGTGGGACTTAATAGCAAAACTTGACAATTTCGCATAATGGCTTCACAATCATTTACTACAAGTGGTACATGGGTTTGCCCTGCTGGAGTTACTTCTGTAACTGTACAATGTTGGGGAGGTGGAGGTACTGGTGGATCTGCTGCCGGTGCAGGAGCAAGAGGTGGAGGTGGAGCAGGAGGTCAATTTG